CCGTGATGTTTTTTTAACGGTCGATTATGAACGTCGTGTAGGGTTTGATGTTCGTTTACGAGTAAGAGGTCGAGAAACGTTTGAAATCGATGTCATTGAAAGTGTTGAAATGAAGGAGGAGATTTAATGCCATTACAAGACGTCACAGTAACGATTGACATTAGCAAGCCGTCATCACTGACCGGCTTAGGTACACCGTTAATTTTAGTGAAAAAAGATGGAGCAAGTTCTTACAAAGAATTTGATGATTTAGAAGATATCAAAACAGCAATTAGTGAAGAATCAGATGGGTATAAAATCGCGAAACAAATTTTTAATCAGGGTGATAGTAGACCTGCCAAAGTTGCAATAGCGACTTACAGCCCATCAGCAGAGACCCCTATCACGCCCGTATCGGTCCTAGAAAAATATTTTTATAATGATTGGTACTTCGTAATGTTAGATACAGGAGCAGTTACTGATTATAAAGAAATTAGCGATATAGTTGAGGAAAAAGAATTAAAAATTGCTACTCATGTGGTTGATAGTGCAACCGATTTAGAAACATTAAAAGTAGGTAAGTATGATCGTACATTTGTTATTCAACACAATAAAATATCTGAGTTCCTTCATGCTGCACTCATAGGACAAGTTGGTTCAAAGCCTGTCGGATCTGTAACTTGGAAATTTAAAACGTTGAAATTTGCTACACCTCAAGATATTACGCCTGTTCAACTTGAGGAAATTCACAGAAACGGCGGTATTGCCTATGTTACTAAGGCCGGCATTGATCAAACTTCTGAAGGTAAGGTAATCAGTGGGGAATATATCGATGTCATGCACGGTAAGGATTGGGTGAAAATCAATATTGAACAGCAGGTGCAACGTTTATTTGCAACAAATTCCAAAATTGCCTATTCTGACGCTGGTATAGCTCAAATAGAAGACGCTGTACGTACTGTGTTAGAAGTAGCTGGTCAGAATGGTATTATCGCTACTGATGAAGCTAATCAATATTTATATACAATCAAAACTAAAAAAAGAGCAGAAGTTTCAGCGTCAGATCGTGCAACTCGAAAATATGATGGTTTGTCATTTAGTTTCGAACTAGAAGGGGCCATTCATGAAGCGAAAATCAAAGGTGAAATTTCTGCATAAGGAGGTTCTTAGGTGACTGGACATATTGGCACTTATGATGCACGAAAAGTTACAACAACAGTGAATGGTACGTTTATCACAGGTTATGGAGACGGGACCATGGTTAAGTGTTCAAAGGATAATGACAACTTTGAATCAAGTTCCTCAGCTCAAGGTGATGCAGTTGTATCAATTAATGGAGATCAATTGGGTACTATTGAAATCACATTGAATCAAACATCACCATCTATTTCAACATTAAACAAACTAGCAAACGAACGTACAATGTTCCCTATCTGGGTGAACAGTAACAACGAAATCAAAGAGGTTGTTGGTGGAACAAAGGCGATGGTTACTAAGGTGCCTGACATTGAACATGGTAAGTCTGTAGCTAACCGTGTTTACACAATCAAAGTATTTGACTACTCAGTTAAATAAAACGAAAGGTGAGTGGGCCCTGAGCTCACTCTTTTAATTTGCAATGAAAAAAAGACATATTACAAATCAATTAAAACGAAAAGAAATGGAGCGAAAAGCAATGGCTAAAAAAGGTGAGCAAATGGAGTTTACAACTCAAAAGGGACAAAAATATGTATTTCAACACCCTGGATTACGAGAATCATTTCGAATGCGCGACCGTGCAAAAACTGAAACAGGTACATCATCAGAACTACTTTATAGCGAGTTTATGGAACATGTCGTTTTTACCGGCGATGGCGGTCGTGTGAATTGGGACCACTTTGAGGAAAATGGTGGATTATCTGAAGTTATGAAGGCGGCAGCGCAGTTCCTCTTTCAAGACGTGTAAACCTTATGAAGTCTATAAAGAACAAGTTGAAGAAAATTGGTTTTTCTGGCGCCCTGTTATGGAGCGCTTTTTAAGTTTTGAGCGAGCTGAAACTATGACGCCAGATGAATTACATGAATTCAATGCTGCAATGGACGTATATATCGAACGAAAAAATGCGCAAAAAGGGGGCTAAATTGTGAGTATACGTGATCTGTTTGTTGAAATTGGCATGGATATTGACGATGGCCCTTTAGCTGATTTAGACAGAAGAATTGACCAAGTTGTATCAGCTATAACCCACATGGATTTCAGTGGTTTTAATAGCATGGAAAACGATGTAGACAGTTTAGTAGATGATTTTCATGATTTAGGAAATCACATTAATGATGTAGACCGTGACTTAAACAGAATTGATGGAGATAGCTTAAATGATGTCGAAAGAAGTGCAAATGAAGCAGAAGGTGCTTTTGGTAAATTAAAAGGTGCTGTAGTTGGTTTAGGTGCTGCAATTGGTGCTTATATAGCAGTGGATAAAATAGTTGAAATAGGTGTTAGCGCTTTAGAAAGTGCAGCAACTGCCAAAGCGATAGCCTCACAATTTGAACAAGTGTTTGCTGGCATGGAAGATGGTGCAACAAAAGCTCTCGATAAAATCGCTACAGAAACAGGTATCCTACCTAACCGTTTGAAAGGCAGTTACATTCAAATGGCAGCCTTTGCGAAAACTACAGGTGTAGATACAGCCGAAGCGTTGAAATTAACTGAGAGAGCCACTTTAGCAGCAGCAGATAGTGCAGCCTTTTACGACCGTTCTATTGAAGATGTTACTGAGAACCTTCAATCGTTCTTGAAAGGTAACTTTGAAAACGATGCCGCGCTTGGTATCTCAGCAACAGAAACCACTCGTAATACCAAAGCTACTGAATTATATGGAAAGTCGTTTATTAAGTTATCTGAGGCACAAAAGCAATTAACCTTGCTTGCAATGGTTGAGGATGGGAATAAACTTTCTGGTGCTATAGGGCAGGCAGCGAGGGAATCCGACAGTTGGGAAAACCAACTTGGGAATTTAAAGTCTGCATGGGATGGGTTCTTAATAAAACTTGGTTCTCCAATACTAGATCAAGCAGTTGCTGTATTAACCAAAGCAAGTGAAGTTATCAGTAATGTAGACCCAGGACCATTTATGGAATTTGTTTCGGCTGGCTTCAATAAGTTGGCAGGTTTGAAAGATGTAATTTCAACTGTATATAACACGATTATGTCATTGGTATACGATACCGGTGAAGTATCAGACTTGTGGCAAAAACTCGGAGTTCCTGCTTGGGTTGCTGATGGGATAGAGGCGTATGTTACTAACATTTTTATGATAAAAGACGTGGTTATGGCTGTTTATAACAGTATCATGTCCGTTTTTTATGACACCGGAGAAGTTGCTGACATATGGGAGAACCTAGGTGTACCATCGGATGTAGCAGAATCTATAGAACGGTATATGCAAAGCTTTAGAGAAGGTTTTGACTTAGCAAAATCAGTATTAACGAATTTTATAGAAAATGTAGTAGTTCCTTTAATGCCAAAAGCTCAAGAATACGTAGGAACGGCCATGGAGTACATTGGCAGAATTGTTAAGGGTGCTATAAATATTTTTGAGACATTAAAGGGGATTGTAACTGGCTTAA